CGCAGGACAGCCCACAAAGAACGTGAACTGAAAATCGTCACAAAATGATCTAAACAAATTATAATTCGTCAAAGAACCATCAGGTACGATAAAATTTGCAGCAGTAATGGGCTGCGATCTTTCCGTGCTGAAAGAATTAGTATTATTCGGCATAATAACAAGTGAAATAGGATACTTGTTATAGTACGGAACACGACAATAACCGTACGAAGAGCTAGGCTCAGCCATGGTAATACCACCACCACCAACCATGACGCCAGGAGCGCCAACAGTTGGATTACTCCATGGATAGACAGTCCCTGGTGCCGGAGCATTGTAACCAGAGAAAACAACATCATTTGTGCCAGTAGGATTTACCAAAGACATGAAAACTACACCATCTTTGCCAGTAGCATATGCGGGTTTAAGCATAATCCTTGCACTACCTCTATAAAAAGCATAGAGAGATGCAACCCAATTGCTAATATCGCCACCAGTTCGTGGAGCCTGCAATACACCAGTAGCAGAAAGATTTGTAACTGAAGCAAAGGCAAAAGGAAACACCGCCAACGTGGTAGCAGTATTACCAGAAGGTAAAGTAGTACCGCTATTGTACCATGTAGAGAAACGATTCAGAAATTGTTTAAGCGAAGTAAATTGCTCACCAATACATGATTTAGCTGCCTCTAAGCTAAGATTCTCTCGTCTACTCTCTGCAATACCACTATCAACAATAATCTCATCTTGCCCACTCTGTAATTGAAAAGGCTGTTGCTGCTGCCAATTACTAGGATTACTATATTCAAAGTCATCACCTGCAGTATAGTACACTATATAATCAATCGTTGATGAAGCGTTTTCAGGACAACGCAATTCATTAACAATTGATATCTGTACAGTACCACTACACCTCAAAGGTGCAGAATTAGTAGAGATGTATCTCTGAGGTAGCATATAGGGTAAATTAAGCTTGACCTCGCTCTGATATCTAAGATCAACAACTTCACGCAATGAATAAGCAGAAGTATTGATACTGGGAAGAGTGGCAGGTGATAAGGAATACGGTGTAAAAGTAACCTCAAAACGACCAGTATGCAACAAAGTCTTAGAAAACTTAATGTGCATATTAATACTACCACGCCAATATTGGAAATGACCATTGAGCAAAACCCATGGTGCACCATTAAAAACAATCAATGTATGAGCACCCCTGGTAACAACTTGTTGCTTAACTATGGTAGAAGGTGAAATGGTACACTGATAGATAGCAGTGCCACTAGTCTGAGATGTAGTCCACGTATTAACAGAGTGGAGATGAGGAATACTCTTAAGAAAAGCCATAGACATCTCATCTTCATTAGTTATGGACTTGGTATCTGTAATCTCAACATGGT